TCGAGGTCGAGAAAGTTGAGTCCGACGAGAAGGGCCCCGAAGCCCCCAAGGACAACAAGACCGACGACAAGCCGGAAGTGAAAGATGGCTCCGCCGTCGATCCGAAAGACGTCAAAAAGGCGCCCGGTAAATAAGAAGAGCCGTAAGGCTCCCCTCCCGTTGTGAACTTTAGGCCCCGGATTAAACCCCGGGGCCTATTTTTATGCTTCACACCGACCGGCGAATGTCTTAATATGTTGCAACCACTGAAGGTGAGTTTACTATGGAAGCCCTCGCAATCTCATGGCCTGCTGCCGTCGCTATTATTGCGTCGACCATCGCTATCACTGTAGGAGCAATTAGGATCATGGGCCAGGGTAAGGACACCATCACGGTCGGAAGTTTGAAGAAGGATCATGCCGCACTCAACGAGCGAGTGCGCGGTGTCGAAACGTCGATGGCAAAAATGGAGTCCGACTTGTCCGGTGTGATCACAACTCAGATCAAGGATCTGAAGAATGACGTCCAACGCCTAGACGGTAAGATGGACACCATGGTAAAGGAAGTCATCAACGCTCTAGCATCCCTCAAAAATAAGGATTAAACATGGCAGGAGCTGCACCGCCGGCTCTCACGGAGGCAGACCTTCGCGAGACACACCGCGTCTTTATGTTGATGGGTGGCTCAGTACGAGGCACCTCAAAATTTATTGGAATCAGTCGAGCGTCAGTCAGGAAGCGTCTCGACAAAGCACAGACCGAACTCGGTCTCGAATGGAAGGCCGATCTTGTTGGCGGACGGATCGAGCCTCGCAAGGCGACGAAAAAGAAGCTACCTGCCAAGAATTCAGTCGCCCATTACATCATCACATCCGCCCAGAACAACACGACCGCGAACTACGCCTTCTGGGACAACCTCCTTGCCTACGCGAAGCACCTCGACGCCGAGATCCTCGTCTCGCAGTTCACCTACAACAAGACACGGTATGGGCGAAAGTCAGTCAAGCCGGGCTCCGAGCCGACGGCGGACGACGTTGCAGATCTCTGGTACGATGATGTCTTCGACGGATACATTGCCAACGACCCAATCGAATTGGCGCCCATGCTCGTCTACTGCGGTGAGCAAAACACTTTGCCTACCGACGTGCGCCCACTCTCCGGCCTCGAGACGTACACAGGCGCGAAGTCAGGCATATTTCCTCATGCCAAGATGGCCCTCACGAGCGTCCCGTCTCTGAAGGAGCACGGCGCAAAGTTCAACTACACGACGGGCACGGCAACGGCTCGAAATTACATCCAGAAAAAGACGGGCCTCAAAGCCGAATTCCATCACACCTATGGCGCCTTGCACGTCGAAGTCGATCACGATGGCAACTGGTTCGTTCGCCAACTCAACGCGACCGACGACGGCGCCTTCCAAGACCTGGACGTGATCGTTGACCGGAAGAAGGTAACGACCGGCAATCGCGTCGAAGGTATCAATTGGGGCGACGTTCACCGCGAACAGATCGACCCAGTTGTCCGCGCGATGAACTGGGGAGGCGGTGCCAATTGCATCATCGACGAACTGCGACCCAAGTACCAGTTCATGCACGACACGGTCGACTTCTATCGACGCAATCACCACGCCCGCGGCAACGCTCATAAGAATTTCGCGCTGTGGGTCAAAGGTACCGAGAGCGTTGAAGACGAGATGCTCAACGTCGCCACCTTCATGCGCGACGAGGCGGCACGCGACTTCTGCAAAATGGTGGTCGTCGATTCCAACCACGATAACGCGCTCCTAAAATGGCTGCGCGAAGGTGACTACCGGACCGATCCTGTCAACGCATTATTTTATCTTCGAAGCCAGACGGCTGTCTACGAAGCCATCGCGGCTCAGGATGCGAACTTCCACATCGTCGAGCACGTCCTGCAAAGCCAAGGCGTTCCTAAGAAGGTAACGTTCCTTCGGGACGATGACTCCTTCGTTATCGCGGGATCTATCGAGTGCGGCATGCACGGGCACATAGGACCGAACGGCGCACGAGGTATGCCGCAGAACCTTTCCCGTATGGGCAAGAAAGCGAACACCGGTCACACGCATTCCGCACAGATCATAGACGGCATGTATGTTGCTGGCACTTGTTCATTGCTAAATCTCGACTATAATACAGGTCCATCTTCTTGGTCCCATTCGCATGTCGTCACATACCCGAACGGCAAGCGCGCAATCATTACCGTCTACAACGGGAAGTGGCGGGCCTAACGTTTAAACGGAGTGCCCCATGGCTATCACGGTAGGAACAGACACCAACCAGACCCTCGTTGAAGCCGACCTTTACTGGTCAAATCGAGGCAACACCGACTGGGCAGCTCTCTCGGACGCAGATAAAGAAATCAACCTGCGCAAAGCCGCCGACTGGCTAGAACGGAATTTCCGTTGGCGCGGGACGCGCAAGACGGCATCCCAGCGACTCGGGTGGCCGCGGGACCAGGCTTTCGACGAAGACAGTTTTGTCATTGGTGACACAGCGGCTCCGCCCATCGTCAAAGAGGCCGAGGCAATCGTCGCTGATCTTTACCGTGCAGGCGTGAACGACCTCGAAGGCATTGTTACTGATACCGAGTCGGCAGTCATCAAAGAAAAAGTTGACGTGATCGAAGTCGCTTATGACTCGACATCTCGCATCCGAGGCGCCGACGTGATCAGTCATGTCCACCTCATGCTTCGCGGTGTCGTTCTCGGCAATCAGTTGTTGAGGTCGTAATGTCTGCTTTCTACGACAACCTGCGAGACAATGTTGCCGGCCCTTTGATCACCAAGTTCGGGCGGGATGCAACGCTGCGGCAGCAAACCAACACCTACGTTCCGGCGACCGGTGTTGCCACCAACGTCAATGTTGACACCGCGGTGAAGATCGTTACTTTGCCCATGTCGAAGGCGAAAGACGTCTTTCGTGACGATCTCGTGGAATCGTTCGACCAATTTGTCATTATGTCGGCAGAGCAAACGGCAGCGGCTGCGATAGAGCCCGGTACCGATGATATCTTGGTGATCGGGTCGGAAATAAGTCGCATCGTAGCGCTGACCCCGTTAGAGCCCGACGGGACCAAGGTGATCTACAAGATCGGAATTGCGAGAGCTTAATGGCGGGAAAAAGCGCTACGGCGTTCAATATCGACCTAAAGAAATTCGGTGACGTGACCGAGCAGCAGGCCGGACAGATCTTCCGCAAGATTGCGCTTGATCTTGACCGTTCGGTTGTGCTTGACACGCCGGTCGATGAAGGCCGGGCGCGTGGCAACTGGTATCCCTCGATCAACAGCCCCTCGAGCGAAGTCAACGAAGACAGCAAAGGTGCGGCAGCATCTCTCGGCCGCCTCGGCGGTGTCGTCGGTGGGGCAAAGCTCGGTCAGGTAATCTGGATGACCAACAACCTGCCCTATATCCTACCGCTCGAGAACGGGCACTCAGGACAGGCGCCTGACGGCATGGTGGAGGTCAACGTGCAAAGGGCCGCGGCAACATTCGGCGGGAGTATTGAGCGATGACTTACGAGGCACAGGACAACGCAATCAGGACTCGCTTCTCGACGCAGTACGCGCTCGGGACCAATCATCCCGTAGCATATCCCAATGCAGAATTCTCGACGAAACCGACGGACGACGTCTGGCTTCGCTTCGTCATGCAGGACGCTGGCGCCAATCAAGTGTCGATGGGAGACCCGGGTAATAATTTCCATCGACATACCGGGTTACTTACCTTTATGATATTCACGCCTTTAAACCAAGGCGATGCTGAAGCGTTGCAGGTCGCGGATGAGGTTGCTGCTATCTTCCGGGGATGGCAGGATCCATCGTCGAGAGTTTTCTTCCGCCAGCCGCCTTTCGTTCGTCGCATTGGTGCAGATGGCAAATGGTACCAGGTAAACTTGTTGTGCCCGTTTGAGCGCGACTCATTGTTCTAGGCCTAGAACACAAGGAGAAAGAAAATGACTTTTGCTGTTTCCAACCGAGTGGCCCTCCGATACGTCGCGGAAGTGACGTGGGGCACGACTCCAGGAACTCCTACGCTGCTGAATCTTCGGTTCACGTCGGAGTCCCTCAACTACAATGCCGACTTCATTACCTCGGAAGAGATCCGAGCCGACCGCATGGTTCCTGATACCGTCCAGGTGTCGTCCTCGGCTGGCGGAGACATCAACGGTGAGCTGTCCTACGCCACCTACGATGACTGGATTGAAGCCGCGATGTTCAGCACCTGGATCACGGCAGCGATTGCCGAAGGTCCCAACACCGACGTGACCTTGACCAAGAGCGCTGGAACGCCGAACACTTGGGACATGACGTCCGCGGCGACTGCTGACTGGACGGCCATGGGTGCTGTCGAGGGCCAGATCGTTCGCGTCACCGGATACTCGGTTGCTGGCACGTTCTACGCGCGCCTGACCGCTGCACCGACCACGCTCGTTCTTGCCATCGCGCCTTTCCAAGATATCGCCACGGAAGCCTCAGGCGCTGCGATCACGGTAACGCCTCTCGATTACGTTCGGAACGGCGTGCTCAATCGCTCGTTCACCGTGCAGAAGGAATTCTCGGATCTCACGACTCCCGAATTCTGGAACTTCACAGGCGCCCGAGTCGGTACCTTCAGCCTCGAACTTGCCACTGGGTCGATCCTCAAC